TCGGCCAGTATTACTTTAATCTCATCCATTGATTCTGTTTCCTTGAGCGTCAAATTTTATGACTCTAGGACCAGCTGGGGGTGTTGCGCCAACATTAGGAGCAGGAGTTTCGCCGGATTCTTGCGCGGCAAACTCTGCATCAATGTCTGACAAATTAAATTTAAGAGCACCCTCAATCTCATCGGCAGTTTCAAAGTCTCCGCGAATTTCCGCTCGACGTATTGCGCGATCCGCGGCTTCTTCAGCTATTGCCAGCGTATTGTTTAGCAATCGAATATTCGTATCGACGCTAGAGCTAAATCCAGCTTCTATTTCTCTTAATGAATCACCCTCTTTAGCTGTAAACGCTGCCCCGAAAGTAGCCCTTAGTTGTGACAACACCGCCTTACCCAAGTTGGCAGACAATTCACCTTGATCAGCGCCCTCTATACCAAATAACTTTTTAGCTGCTAATGAGACTCGGTTAAATCCTCCTGTCTCAACCCTCTTTAACAATTCAAGCGATCTACGGACTACGGCAGTAGAATCTGCGGCTGCAAGACCCTTAGTGATAATATCTTGAGCTCTCCCCTCTTGCGCTGCGCCTTGAGCTCTCGCTGTAGCGACCTCGCCCTCAAGGACAACACCTTCGTCTCTGCCTTTCTTGATGACTATTCGCTTTTGCTCTGGGTCAGTAACCTCTGAACCATCCACGTCGTAAACGCGATTGCCGAATGGCGTGATCTGAATGTAAGAGCCATCTTTAAATCTAGTGATTCCCTTTGCCCCTTCTTCGCGGACCGCGCCACCGTAGAGCATAAAATCTTGGTACTTAGGCGTGCCGGGTTGCAATCCTGCCGCTTGCGCCTGCATCTGCTTTGCTCGGAATGCTGAAGGAGCGGAAGATTCTCCACTGATTTGATTATAAGCCCGGCCGGCCTTAACCGCATTGCCTAGCTCAAACTGCAAAGTTTCAAACGCCTGCCGGCTGCCCTGGTCCGCAGCCTTGGCCATTTCGACATAACGCGCAGTGTGTCTGGTATCAACACCAGGGAGCCGGCTTAGAATGTTTAATCGGTCCTGCATTAAATCAACCACGCCACGAGTATCACCAGATGATAAAAGGCTTGACGCTGCCGAGGCATCAGCGAATAGAGTCTGCTTTCGCTTCTCCGCTGCCTCTTCGTCCGCTGTGGCTCTCTGCCGAGCCATCTGGTCCTCTTTCATCATCTGTTGCCGAAACTGAGGAACTGTGCCGCCTACTGCTGCACCTAGACCCATCAGAGCTCTTTCTATATCGATTGCCATGGAAAACCTCTATGCTGGTACGATCGTTGTATTTGGCATACCCGCCGTAGTAGGCGGAGGCATGAATCCAGTAGTCGGCTGATTAAAATAGCCAGGCTGGAATCCAGCGCCAAACTGAAAAGCACCAGTGGTTGGCTGTGTAGCATTACTATTCGCATCTTTAATCATACCGTAGCCCAGGGCTCCTGCATTGAAGGCATTTTGAGTTGCAGCCTGGTAGTTAGGCACGTTAATTTGAGCCTGCGGGACTCCGGCAATACTACTACCGATACCGCTTTGGATATTTGACATATCCGCGCCGTAACCTTGCTGAGCCCTAGCCTCGTTTAGCGCCGCATTATTGTACTGGTCCATCAACAAGTTGCGCTGACCACCGAGCATAGATGCCAGATTACCGCCTTGGTTAGAGTAGATATCTGCAAGGTTTGCCGCTGCGCCGCCATACTGGTTGGCCAGTTGCTGCCCTGCCACTGTTCTACCGGTAGCAAGATTAATTCCAAGATTGCCAATCTGCTGGGCCGCAGGTAAACCGTAAGTTGTTAATTGATTACTTAACTGATTTCCAAGAGCTTGCTGACCCTGTAGCTGCTGCGTCCCAAGACCTGTTTGAATGTTGGCCATCGCGCCTGCGGCGTTCTGACCCATTGAAGATAATCCGCTAAGATTGGATATCTGATTTTGCAAACCTTGTGATGCAAGACCCTGCCCAAATCGTTGGAGCTCCTTTTGGATATTGCCGCCACCAAGACCGCCTGTAGCGCCTGCACCAGCCAGGTTAGCCCTCATACCCTGCTCACGCAGGAACGCCATCTGCGGTGATTCTTGGTAAGCCTGGTCAAATGCGTCCTGGCCTAGAGCTCCTGATAAAGCCATCTGCTGCTGCAAGGCTGTCTCGCCTGCTTGCTGATAAGGCTGGATAAATCCGCTGGCATCCGCAGCTCTCGCTCCTGCCTGCTCAAGCCCTAAGGCGTACTGGTTTGAGAGCTCTTGCCTGCTTGCTCGGTTGAGCATATCCAGCATATCAATCGCGCCGGTTGCCCCACCCTTTAGAGCCATCTCAGAGCCACGCAGGCCCGTAGGTATTTCGCTGCCAGTTTGGTATTGAGTGGTAGCTACTGGAGCCAGGTTGTAGCCTCTACCAGCCAGGGCGTCAAGATCGTTTACACCCATTTGATTTTGTTGAGCTGCCATTTGAGCCAAAGGACTATCAAAACTTGAAGGGTCGTTTGTTCTTAAACTTTCATTAAAATTATTTACTTGGTCTTCAGACATCAACCCATCTGACGACAGTAGATTTGTAGTCTCACCGGTACCGGCGGTCTTAACACCCGTGTTTTCAGCAATAGTTGCTTCAGCGCTTCTGCCTGTAACAAGCTGAGGACCTCCAGCAGTTTGTCCTTCTGGGCCAAAGTAAGGACGCATTCTGGGTCTAAATTCAAAATCAGCCCAAGCCCTATCTTGAGTTAAGCCAGCAGAGGCAGGCACTCCAGAAACAGCAGTTATTGCGGACAAAACCTCACCTGTTGGGTTAGCCGCAAATGTAGTTAGGTTACGCATTCCTTTAGCAATTTCACTTGGGCTTTGCGCTCTATTTAATACATTTGCCGCTTCCGCCCTAAGCTCTTCTGGGGTAAGCCGTTTCCTTTGAACTTCACCAGAAATAACGGTAGCGTTAGCTGGGTCAGTAATATTCATAATTTCGTCGTTACCAAATTCTGATTGGTAACTTGCAAAACGGTTTTCATCCTGAACAGCCATGCCCGCTTGGGCGGTTGCAATAGCTGTCTGATTATATCCTCGGACGTCTTCTAAATGACGCTCGATTACTGGGGCAGGGGCGTTAAAATATTCTGCAATATCCCCTGTGCTTGCAACGCCTGTTTGAATCAATCGCTCAACGGCATTGACATTATCTACGCTCAATCCTGTTAAATTTTTTGTATCCTGTGTGTAGGCGTCAGGAGCAATACCTGTAAGACTTTGAATAATAAGAGCTTTATCTACACTAAAGTATTGAGCAACATCATCAACATCAACCTCTCCAGCATTCAATAGATCCTTAACTCGATCTACTGTTTCTGCCGAGTAGTTGGTGCCTTTTGGCAACCCATTTAACTTTGCAATACTCATGGAGACTCGCCTCCCATCATGCCTAGCGCCCCGGCTACTTGGTCACTGCTAAATGAAATATTCTGTGCTCCTGCCGCCGGCGTGGATGCTCCTGCCGCCGGCGTGGATGCTTCGCCTGGCTTTAATGGCCGGCCTTCTGCTTTTCCGTAATTATCCCAATGCCACTTAGCGTAGCCTTCCGCAGTTCTAAACTGAGGGTCGCCACCTTCAAGAAGCTCTGCTTTCCTTAAGTTGTAATCAGTAAGAACGTCTGGGTTGGCTGCCAGATACCCTTGAGCCGTGAAGGCATCCCAATCCATTACACCAGAGTTTGAGTATTCGATTTGCTCAAACCCTTTAAAATCTAAAGGCTGAGGATTGGTTAGCCCTGTTAGCTGCGAGTAGTCCATAGGGACGCTCTGAGCCTGTAAGGCGCCGTAGTCAATAGAGTCACCAAGGATTGCGTTGCGCTGCCCCATGAGTCCGGCAAGGAGCGCCTGCTGCGCCATGTAGTCGCCAGTTTGTGTTGCATCCACCATAGGCCGGAAAGTTTGGCCGGCAAGAGCAAGGTTTTGATTCATTCCTTGCTGGCGAATATCTTGAGAAGCTTGATAGGCAGGGAGCATGGACTCTGTAGCGCGCTGGCCGTACTGCTTGATCAAGCCAATTTCATTAGCTCGATTCTTCGCAGATTGCTCGGCCAATTTCTTATTTGCTTTGTTTTGCAGATAAGAACCACCTAAGCTTGCGGCTCCGCCTATTAATGCGCCAGTTATTGGATCAATCATCTTGATTCCTGCCTACTTAATTTATTAAATTTTACCACATTTTGCCGGTTAAACCGCTATCCAGCCCTGTGTTACGTCGCCACTAATTGACGGCAGCATTTTCCTGTATTCTATTGATCCTGTGGACCCTGTAGAGTTTATGTACAAACTGTACTGCCTGGCCTCTACCACCCCCTCCGGTGAGCCCACGCCCACTATAGGGATGCTTAGGCTTGCGTCCTGAGTGAACTGTCTAAACGGTTGAGCCATAGTCCCATCAGGCTGAACAATAGGCTGCGCTGCATTAAGTCTAGGGCCTGTCACTTATCACCACCAATGATGTTAGCTGTCAGTTGGATAATTACAGGCTTGACTGCATCAGTTAGGGTGAATCTGAATATCTCAAACCTAGACGCTCTACCGTTTCTACGCCAGATAGCCCTGCGGCTATACTCACCGATCTTGCCTATGCTGCGAGCTATAGGTCCGCTCCAGGTCTTTCCGTCCTTGGACCGCTCGAGCGTGATTTGGGGATCTACCACGGACTCATTGCCAACGCCTGACTCTACCGTGAGCTCTAGCGAGGGAAAGAACACCGCTTGCATATTGTTTTGGAAAGGCTGAGTCGCTACCCTTCGGACAATAGTATTGCCGTATTCTGTGTAGACATTTTGGTCGAACTGGCCAATGCGGCCGTCAATGATGTCACCGCAGAGAATATTAT